TCCCCAAGACGTCTCACGTCTCGATTGAGTTCTTGATGACCACGACCACCATCGGTGAGCGATGATGACCACTCAACATACTCAACACCACTCGCCTCGAGCGCTTTGAGATTGCCTTGGTTCTGCGCTTGCATCATCTCAGTCCGTGCGATGAGAGATGAGCGGCCCCAGACATTGCGCACAATCGCAGGACCACGCTCGAGCGGTTGCAGAGCGACCTTGGTGGGCTTCTGCCCTGGTGCCAAGACCTCAGCGTCATCGAGATAGGTCGAGAACCTGATGCGCCGCGCAAGCTCACTTGATGTGATGCCGGGCTCTTCAGTCATCCACCGACCAATCTGGTTTCCCATATTGCGCTGGAACTCTTCGCGCACTTGCTCAACCAAGCCAGTCGCCAGCACTGTCTTCTCACGCAAGAACTCCTCTTGGAAGGTCGGTGGGATGATAAACTTTTGACCGGCACCCATGGAGCGGTTGCCTGCGTCTTGCACTTCTCTCAAGCCGCCAGTCTGAAGGATTGTGACCAGTGCGTTGATGGCTCGCTGCTCTGCGCTCTCGATGGTCTTCTTGACCACCGCACGCACGAGCCTCACTTCTTCATCGACGAGCTCTTTAAGGTATCGATCGAGCACTGCTTTAATCTGGCCAGCCATCGCCTTAGAGCGTGCCTCAGCCTGCCTCGCTCCCGGTCCTGCTCGTGTGCCTCTAAAGCTCGGCTCTGGTGTCCTTACAGCCATACCTGTGCACCTCTGCTGCCCTCGCTCGGGTTAATCGAGATGATTGGCATCGTGGACTCATCAAGCTCAGTCACGGCCCACACCAGAGCGTCTAGGCGGTCGGGTGATTCTCGCGTCATCGATGGAACGTAATTGCAGAGCTGGTCTTCAAGCCGCTCGAAGATGCCGACGTGATGAACGCGGGCTTGCTCGTATCTGGCACCGACGGGCTCAGCTCGAGCTTGCTTGCCTCGAGATGCGTGCACGCTCTTAATTGCGACGGTGGGGTTGATGCCTTCGATGATTGTGCGCCAGGTATCACCGCCCTGGTTTGCCTCGACCACTATTCGGTCGGCTCTGAAATCGTTGTAGGCTTCGATAGCTCTTCGACAGACCTTCTCGGGCGTGCCCTTAAAGCTAAGGTCAGCCAGTACGTAAAAGTCACGGCCTGACATACCGACAACCACGATGCCACTCTCATCACTGCCCTCTTTGCTCGTCGTTGCGGGGTCAATGGCGACCACGATGCGTTGCATCGATGGCGCATCTTTGCAGCGGTTCTCTTCGATGTCTCGACGTGCGAAGAGAGCACCGGGCAGCTCGCTCAAGAGTTCACCCTCAAGCTCTTGTCTTCCGAGCGTGCTGCCTGCATAGCGGTCATGAATTGCGGTGATAAACGACTCCGCCAGGTTGTGTACATTGTCGCTCGTGCGCCCTCGCGTCACGTGCGTGTCATCGGCATCGGCTAGACGCTTGAGAGCGGTGAGCGGTCGCGGTGTAGTGGTAACGATGGTGCGCGGATTGTCACCGAGTCGCATACCGAATTGAAGCTGATCCCACGAGTCCCACCGCTGCCAGGCTGCAAGCTCGTCAGCCCACGCGAGGTCATGTTGCGGACCTCGAAGCTGGTCGGGCTTGTCGGCGCTGTAGGTCGAAGCAACCGCACCATTGGGCCAAGTGAGCCGCCGCTTGCTGGGCTCGTACTCCGGGCGGAAGTCATCTGGTGAGCACGCTAGGATTCCGCTCTGACCTTCCACCATGACATCACGACAATCGGCAGCGGTACGACCAACGAGGGCCACACGCTTGGCTCTGCCTTGACGCACTTCGTCAATCACAAACTCAGAACCGCACCGCGTCTTTCCGAAACCTCGACCAGCCATGAGCAACCAAGTCCTCCACGCGGTATTGGGCGCGAGCTGCTCCGGTCTGGCGGTGAAGCGCCAGTCGCTCATCAAGAGCGTGATCTCGTCATCGCTGAGCTCACCGAGGATCTTAGTCCTCTTCGCTTCGCTCTGCGATGCTAGCCAATCGAGCCAAGAGCTGGTCACGGGCATCAGTTGTTTCCTGTTTAATTGGGCCACCGTCTGGACCGCTGAGTTCTTGTTTGACTGTTTGCGTCATACCTCGACGCCGCTCGAGCTTCCAAGCCGCCGCTTGCCAAGTACCGTTTCGGGCTGCTTCCTCGATGACCGCCAGCCAATTGGAAGTTGCCTCGCCCTCAACTTCTTTAATGCGCTGTTTAAATTCCATCAAACGGCCTGAGCGCTTCGTTTTGCCTTCATCCGCCTCAACCATCCAACCATAAAAAAGTGACTCTGAGATGCCCGCACAGCCGCACGCATCCTTAATAGGGCAGCCGACTCGGATGGCATCAAGAAACCGTCGCTCCATCTCTTCAGTGAGCTCTTTGTGCTTCCTGCCTGGTCCCTTCTTTTTCTCAGCCATCAAAGCACCTCCACAATCGGCTCTCTCGGTTTTCCGTCCTTGTACACCCACACCTCTTTGCTGACTAGCTCACCGCACTGAAAGGCTCTAAGCCTCGCCATCTCCGCCGAGCCTGGCCGACGATTGCACTTCACTTGCACAAGCCTCGTATCGTTGGCACCGATGGCAATAATATCCCACTCACCGAGGGACGCCGCGGCTCTTGTGCATCGGTAGCCAAGTTCCTCAAGCTGCTTCATGCACCGGTGCTCGGCCCTGGTTCCCTTGGCTTTGCAGTTCTTCACCGCCATCAATCAGCCTCCACATCGAAAGCGTCATAGAGCGCCGCGACCTCTTGCGGGATGTACATTTGCACCTCGGTTCTCGGTCCCCACAATTGACGCAGAGAGTCATAAGCATCTTCGAGACTATCATGCAGCGCCGACACCGTGCGCCAGGCATAGCCCGGCCCTGGTCGATACTCGAGCACGAGCCACGGCTTACGCTTTATCCCTCCGAGCATAGCTCCCCCTTATGCTCAATCCTGCCTTTGAGATCCGCCGTGGTCAACGCCACCAGTAATTTGATGCGATTAAAGAGTTGACGTTGACCGGTCGGCGAACTCCGACGGCACCAGCATCGCACACTTCGCACCATCAACGCCAGCGGTGCTCACAATTCTTTCAGTGGCTCGAATCGATAGAGCGCCCAAAGCTCGGTGCCGTCCTTGGCCTCACCAGCGAGCTCGAAGCTGATTGAGTCGTGATCGTTCACGAGCTGGGCAAACTCCCACCGACGGTAGAGCCCTGGTATTCTCCGCCACTGGCTCAAGTCCATTGGACCGGCATTGCGAAAGGGATCATCTTTGCTCTTGAGTAAATCTTTGATTGGCATCTCTTCACCTCCTACTAACTAAACGCGGATTTCATCTCTCAAGTGGGACACCGCACGGATAAAAAGCACCCCGAAACGGGATCAATTTAGGCATGGGCAAATAGGGGGGCAAAGGGGCACACCCTAAAGGGTGTGTGCCCCCCTTGCCCCCTTGGACACGGAAAGGGGCAAATAAGGGGGCAAATAGGGGCAAGCCCTCTTGTAAGTCATTGAAAACACACGGCCAGTCATTTGCCCCCCTTTGCCCTAAAGGGGGCAAACCCCCCTTTGCCCCCCTAGGGTCTTGAGAGCCGAGAAATATTCAAGAATCCCGCCCACTCTTCATCACATACCGACCACCCAACGCTCCTAGATTCGATCAAATTCTCCTCAATCAAAACATTCAGCAGACGGCCAGTTTTTGAAGCCTTCACCTCGCTCTCAGCCGTTGACGGTTTAAGTCCCTCGGTGTTGATGAGCCACTCTCGAAGCTGCCTCGAGCTAAGCCATGGGCGTCTATCGGGGTCCAATGGGCAATCATTGTCTTGCCATGCTCGAGCAAACCTATCTTTCCTTATCGCAAGTTTTTCATTGACTGGTGTATAGTTTGCTTCGCCCACGATTGCTGAGTGCACTGGTTCACCGTCCTCATCGAACCAACCAGGGATCACTACTTGCTGAAGCTCACACTGGTGACTCATCGCCAGCTCGGCGTCTTTGCTCTTACGCTGCACAATCTCAATCGGCTTATCACCTTTGGCGGGCACCACGCTCACCTCGATGTCCAACGCACCGCGCCAGGCACTTGAGCCTCGAGCTCGGTGCTGAGCGTCATCACTCACACCGGTGTGATGCACGAGCAGCACTGAGCAGTCGAAGGATTCCATTAGATTGGCGCACGCATCCAACATGGTCTTGGCATCTTGAGCGCTGTTCTCATCACCGAGAAGGAAGCGATGCAACGTATCAACCACGATGAGCTTGGGCTTAGTCGGTAGCTCTCGAAGGGATTCGCTTACCTGGTGGTAACCGGCTTCGGTGTTGAGGTCACAACCTGCACGAGATAACCACATGTCGAGATCATCAATTTTGTGGTGATGTAACCATGCGGCAATCCGTCCTTTGATCCCATGGTGGCCTTCCCCTGCTAGATAGACAACAGACCCATCCTTAACCTTATGACCTCGCCAGTCTTTGAGCTTTGAAGCTATCCGCAGGCACCAATCCAGAACAATAAAGGTCTTGCCGCTGCCTGATGGCCCATGCACCATCATAAGCGCATTCTCTTGTACCCATGACTTGACCAGCCAAGCGAGCGGAGCTGGTTGCTGCGCATAGTCGATTGCTCTGACAAGGTAATCACTAGCCTTGATGGTTAAGATCTCAGATAGGTCATTACCCGCATTGTGGTAATCGTTGGCGTCTCCAGGTTCTGGAGGTATTGCAATGTGCGCCCCATGCCTTGAAGCCGCTTGATTAGCTTTGGCGAGACCTACACCGCCAACGTCATTGTCTGCGACGATGACAATTCGCTGACCAGCTCCGAAAGTCTCTCTGATGATCCCGGTTACCGTGGGCAACCCATTTGCGGAGAACGCTACCACCACCATCGAATCCGTAAACTCTCTAATGGTTGCAGCGGTAGCAAAACCCTCCGCAATGTAAATGATGTCACTAGGCATCCCGAGTGTGTGATAGCAACCGCCAACCTTCCCGCCTGGATGATACTGCTTTTCACCACCTGGCGAGATGTATTGAATCGAGCTTAATTGAGATGCCTGGTTATAAATTGGCACCATCAACCGACCATCTTGGTTCACTCTTGTTCCGTGTGCTTTGATCTTCTTTCTTTTGAGGTAATCGTGATCATCATTGGCCTCGAGCCCTTGCTCCCAAATCGCAGTAACCTCTCCACGGGTTTCCTCATGCCTTCTCTTTAACTCTTGCTCTCTTACCTGTTTGGCTCGCTCGATGGCAGCTCTGCTTTCACGCAACTCCTCTGGTGTGAGCTCGCGTCCGATATCAGCCCGCCAATTCCATTTAGCACCAGCTCGCCAACATCCGAATGAGCCCGAAGGCACGCCATCCGGATAAGCGACGTACCACCCAGCCTTGTCGCCCTTTTCGTCACTATCAAATCGCTGAATTTCGCCATCAATCTTGATGACCTCCGGAGGGGTCAATCCCTCCTTTTTTATGGCTTCCCTTAGTTGTATTTCTGGTGGCTCAACGGCTTTTGTCGCAACCTTGAAAGGCCCGCCGAAGATCTTCGATAGATCTGTCATGATGTTCCCCCCGATGAGAAGATTAGCGCTTCTTGGCTTCTATCCTTTGGCGCACGGCCTCCAGGTTTTGATTCGTGTTCTCTATGCTTTTTCTAAGATGATGCAGACCAACATCTAAAGCTGATCGAATTAAATCTGATCTCTTGAGATCCTTAACCAGCATCATGTCAGGCTCCTGGCTTCCGGTCCTCAACTTAAGTAGCTCCAACAACTCATCCAGCTCTTGGATTACTTCCTCTTCAACATAAACTCCGATTGTTTTTTTCATAGAATTACCTCCTGGCTCAGTTTTAGATCCTGATGCGCATTCCTGTAAATAACTTTTATAATTTTATCACGTTTAATCAGGGGAGGTATTTAGCTCAAGCAAAGAACATCCAGCAGCTCAACCGGTCTTGGTTCCGCATTGAATTTTCCACCGAAAATCTTTATTAAATCACTCATAGTTCCCTCCCGATGGCGTGTCCAGAATCCAGCCCTGGGCACGCTGTCAATCACTCTGCAATCTTCCCGAACTCTTCCCAATCACCAAACCGCTGCACACGCGCATATGTTGTGCCCTTGTATTGATAGAAGTTCACCTCAATGTCATGCCCGAACTCGCAGTGAAAGCGAAGCTTCACCGATGCCCGGCCATCGCTCGGTGAGTCAGTATGCTCTTCGACTTTCATGAGATGCAAGTTGTGGCAGCCACACACTGGGCAATCTAGACCCGTGGCCTCATCAGAGCCAACATAGGCATCGCTAATCATATCCCTGAAATCATAATATCTTGCTGGTCTCTCAAGCGTATTCAGACCGCGCACGATTAACGTGCGTATGAGTTCTGAGCGTGATGCACCTTTGCAATCTGCCGGAAGATAGCTCTCCGATTCATCAATATCTTTCAAAAGCTCATCATCAAGACTAAAGCCAACTATTGGTTTTCCCATGGTTTTTTCTCCTTAAGTACTTTTCTTCAAAAAAAAGAGCCTGTTTCTTTAAAACATACAAGCCGACATCTTGTAAAGATCTAAGGAATTGTTTTAAAA